AGGTGGGAGTTGCAGTCCTTTAGCGACACCTGCCCATATGGCGAGTGCGACTGATATTGGAATTGTGTCGGTTGCATGCTTTAGATCGGCGGAGTAGAATTCAGTTCTGGGATTCGAGCTCTTCGCCGCCTTTCTGAGGCGCTTCAATACCATAGGACCACGTAGCTTTTCCCCCGTGGGTCCTAGCCGTGCCAATATCCCAATCATTCGACTGTTGATTGGGCCTGCCAGCACATTAAGTGCTGCTGGCAGGGTGGAGACGATTCGCGCCTTAAACCGTTTGTCGGGAATAGGCGTTACGCGAGCCTCTTTGATGTTCTTGTCTTTGAGGTCCTCCCATGCTCGTTCTACCGTCCATCGGGTATGAGCCTCTGGGATGTGACGGCCAAGATCATGAAATTCATCCAGCTGGGCCTTGAAATTCAACCATGTGTTGTTTATCAATGTCCATTCTGGGTCTTTATCATTTTCGTCGGCCTCTCGTTTGAATCGGTCTCTGTAATATTTGGCTGCCCCTCCGTTTGCCCTGCTCTCTTCGAGACAGGCGGAGGTGGATAGGCTGGGAACTGCGATGGTTTCGCCGGTGGTGCACCCTCTCTTTACTGCAAGGATGGTCTTCTGAAGGGCAAATTCCTCTAACGAGCGAAGCACTTTCGCTTCGATTGGAATTGGCTCTGAAAGGAGATCTTTCTTGTGGTCCTTAATTGCGTCTCGGAACGGTTTCGATCCTGTTATCGGTGGGGGTAGGACGCCCCCGAGCTTTGCGATGGAAAGTAAGGCTCTCCTTGACAAGAGAAGGGATGATAGGGTGCCGCGCCAAAATGCCTCCAGGGAATCCTTGCTAGTTCTGCCTCGGTGCGTACCGTTTGTAGCTCTTTGTTCAACGGGATAGTCGAGGTGGAATGCGCGCTGTTCGGCTTCGCTTGCCAAATGTTTTATGAATTTGGCTACTGCTGGAAGTCCGTTGCTATATGCAATGTTGACGACCTTCAGGAATAGGCGGAGCTGGCCTTCAACGGCGTGCGACTGGCGGGGATCGGAGGTGTCGAAGCGTGTCTGTGGGGTGGATGTGTGATGGAGCAGAAGAAGCCCGTGAAGGACCTTCCTGAGCCACCGGGTGTTGGCAGTTGGCGTTTTTGATTCCTCGGCTAAGAAACTAAGATTTCGAAGCACAGGTATCGTGGGGCATGGCCAGGTGGTCTTGAGAGCAGGGCAGTGCCCTCTCTCATAGATACCGGTTATGACTCTAATCACGCT